CCAACCGCGCCAGGCTAGCTCGATGAGCACGTAAAGCACACCGCCGGCATCGAATAAAAAACTGTACTTGCTGATCAGCTTAAGCATCCGCATCATCTCCCGTCATTGCTGCTATCTGTAAAAGATATGCCTTCAGGACCTCTGACTGATACTCCTCTGGCACATCTGCGCCGTAAAAAATCTGCTGCAGATCATCAGCAGTCTCTGTACCGGCTACCCACATATTGAGAGCATTGCAGTAGGTTGTATGATAGCTTACATGCCACATGGCCGTGGTGATGATAGTCTGCATATCTGCGGCACTGTAGTACCGGCACGGCTGGCCATCAGAGTGATACTCCAGCTGCTCCGCTCCGGCTGCGAGCTGAACCTGCTTGCCAAAAAGATTAAGCTGATCGTGCTCTGTCAGTGCAAAATGCTCGCTGGATCCATTTGCAAGTGTCACGCTGACACCAGAGTAGATAGCCTGCTCACATGCCTGACTGATCTCCTGTTTTTTGCTTGCCTGCAGCTCTGTTAAGGTTGGTTCATACGGTTTCGGCGGAGCAATCGGCTCCGGATCGGTTGGCGGCACGTACACGCTGCCATCGTCTGACAGATACACGGTCTGGCCCTCATCCCGGTACACGGTGGTCCAGCCGATTAGTGTGGTGGCCAGGATGTCACCATCCGTGTACAGCTGGATGTCACCGCCCCAGGCCTCCGGCACATCATCTGCAAAAATAATCTGCAGCACATGTTCTGCGACCGGAATGATACTCCGGATCTCATAAATCTGATCAGATCCGGTGATTTTGATCTTTTCCATGGGATACCTCCTAAAATGTATTTTTATGTATAATAAAAGGCCCCGAAGGACCTGAATTTTCGAAATTTATTTTGTAAAACACCAACAAGATGAGTGCATCAGGCGGAACAATGGCCGGGAAGCTTGAAATGGCTACAAATACGTTATCTTTTTGCAAACTCGGCTTATATGGCTATCAAATTGCTAATGATTCAAACGGAAGGTTAATGTTTACTGCGCATGACGGAACACCATTGCTGTATTTACAGCAGGATCAATTATGGCTTGTTAATTCTGGAAGATATGCATTTTTCTTGCAGCCAACAGATGACGGAAAACTATTTTTTTGCAATCATGACGGAATACCAATTATGTCCATATCATATTCTGGCGATTTAAGAGTAAGAGGATCAATCACTCAAAATGTTAATGTGTAATCATTCAATTATTCCATAAACATCTCCGAAGGTCATCTGAGATTCTGTTCCAGAAGGAACTGAATAAGATTTGTTAAAGCTAAAGGTTAAGGTATCTCCGGTTATCCAGAAACCAACCTCATAAATAGATGCAGTACTTGCATCGGTGGCAACACCCGAAAACCGAACACCACCACCAATAACAACGGCTGGAGCTGAGGGCTGCCCACCGTACGGCACAATAATCAGCCATTTATATTTGGATAAGCCCGGCAGTGTTACCGATCCGGATGCCACATTTCCGAGAGTTCCGAGGTATGATCGCTGCATATTTTTCGTGTTGGTGTTTATCCGTCTACAATCTGCGGTGAACTCCGCATAATAATTCCAAACAACTTCTTTATTGTGCAAAACCACCGCCCGAAGGCCGCACTCTAGCAAGCCCCTCCGGGACCGGTATTAAATTTTAGCCACGTTTATGCGGACACATACAAATCATAATCATATTTAAGTTTCTGCCTTGAGTTCTTGGCATAGATTCGCGTCGTCTCCACACTAGCGTGCCCCATCAGATCACACAGGCCAGCAAGAGGCATGCCCTTGTTGAGCGCGTGAGTTGCAAATGTGTGTCGAAGCAGATGCGGAAAGACTCGTTTTTCTATGCCCGCCCGTTTCGCAATATTCCGAACGATGTTTTCCAGGGCATTCTTTTTTAGCCCCTGATACGGAGCACGCACAGAAAGAAAGACCGGTCCGCTCTTACGATTGCCCAGATACTGCTCTAAAAATTCAATTGCCCTAGCTCCCAGAAATACGATCCGCTCCTTGTCGCCTTTACCCAAAACGCGGATGCTCTCCTCCTTGATATCAATGTCCTCGATTTTCATGTTGGCCACTTCACTCACGCGGCAACCAGTGGCCAGGAAGATCTCCAGAATAGCGTTGTCCCTAGCATCCGTTCCGCAGGCAATTCGAAGCTTCTCCACTTCTCTGGCCGTCAGAGCCTGCCGGACAGTTTTGGTGAATTCAATAGCCTCGACCCTGACCATAGGGTTGCCATGCGGGAGATGCCCGTTATTGAGTAAGTACGTGAAAAAGCTGCTTATAATCCTACGTTTGCCGTCCTTGGTCCTCTTTTTAACCTGTCGAACGCGTTCATAATCATCCAGATAGCTTCTAATATCTCCGTCAGTGATTTCGCTCACTGGTTTATTAACATAGGCCAGTAAGCTCACCAATGTGGCTCTGTACTGGGTAATAGTGGCATCACTGCAATTCCGGTACCGCATCCGACTCAAGAACATATCTAACTCCGGAAATTCCACCACCGTCGTGCTCAGCGATGTTTCCTTGCGCGTAACATCGTAGTTACGCAACACCACCGACACGGCAGCCTCCACCATCTGCATCACCGGTTTGTCCAATATTCCGATCAGTTTCGCAAGTATCTCATCCTGTAATCTCATGTTATCCATACAGATTCTCCTTTCCAGTGCAATTTTTGATACTTTTATTGTACTGGAAAAGCGGCTTGCCGCCTATTGTCCAGGCTCAGGCTACTGTGCAAAACACCAACAAGCTGAGCACCAGTGGTGGGGTGATGACCGGAAACATCGAAATGACTTCGAATATACTATCTTTTAACGGGGACTATAAAATATATAATACTGGCGGCAGATTGTCTATTGACAGTGCAGATGGATCTGCAATATGTTTTTTAGAAGGCAATAGACTATGGCTTAATTGCGCCGGCTCCTATGCTTTCTATGCGCAAGTGTCGCAAGATGGACGCCTAATTTTCTATAATCACGATCATACGCCAGTAATGTCCATTGCATATAATGGAGAAATTAAGGTCAAAGGCAGCATAGAGCAAAATGCAACCTTTTAATTATTCAATGATCCCATAAACATCTCCGAAAGTCATTTGAAACTCTGTTCCACCAGGGACCAAATAAGCCTTATTGAAACTAAAGGTTAAGGTATCGCCGGTTATCCGGAAACCAACTTCATAAATTGACGCGATGTTAGCATCGGTAGCAACACCCGAAAACCGAATGCCACCGCCAACGATAATAGCTGGAGCTGATGGCTGTCCGCCATACGGTACAATAATTAGCCATTTACACCTTGATAGGCCTGGCAGCGTTACCGATCCGGATGCCACATTTCCAAGGTTCCCGAGGTACAACCGCTGCATATTTTTCGCCTTGGTGTTTAGCACATTATAAAGGTCCATCAATACCTTGCCCTGCGCCGCCGACAGCGGCAGCTTGGCGTTGTCGGTCACGCAGTTATTAACGATCTGTCCTAACAGGCACACCCCCTTCATCCAGTTCCGGATATCCGCAAAAAACTTCTGGACCTTCCCCAGGACCGTCTTGGCGCTGTCACCTGCTGCAGGTACCGGATACTCGTCCTGGGACGCCTCCACGGTCGTGATCACAGTCTCTGAGATGTCGCCGCCTGATGCATCAGCCTTCTTGGCCAGCTCCTCGTCAATCTTTTCTGCATTCTCATTGATATCAGCAATATTAATATACTCGTTTTTCTCCGGAATCTTCAGTTTTAAATTTTTTGTTTCTTTCATAACTTCACCGTCCTTATTTCTTCCCACGTATACGCTGATGCCTCATTCCAGGTAAGCTTGCCGACGTTTTCCCAGGTGTTGTAAATATACTCATATTCCACCATGAGATGTGCCGGCTTAATCTCTTCGATGGTCAGTTTTAAATCAGTCATATTTCCCGGAATACCAAGAGTACCCACAAAACGCACCACAAAACGGCTGTTTCCGTTATCTTCTATGACTTCAACCTCGCCATTGGAGTAACTTCTGGATACATCCTCAATCATTTGTTTCGTCGTGGTTCCAACTCCGGAGATTTTTGCTCTTATTCTCTCACGCCGGAACTCTTCCGACTTCGATACATCCACCGCAAGTCCCAGAAGATTCTCATATCTTGGAAGTAATTTTGCTGCAGTCGATACAAAGCACTCCGATATTGTGCTGCTCAATCCCTCCTCTAAATCATCAGTGACCTGTGATAAAATTCTCTGAAGGGTCTGCATCGAAACATTCTGGTCGTAATATGACGGCAACACCTTAGTCAAGTCCAACTGCGCTCACCTCCACCAAATCGATATTTCCCGGCACTGGAATCTGCTTTGGAGCAATCGTAATATTTCCAGTCCCTCCATTTAGCGCAAGGGAGTCAAAATCTTCCACGCCTGGTATATCCAGAAGCAGGCTGCCAAGTTTCGCATAGCTCACACGGTACGAAGTAAATACCGTATCTTTTAAAAATTCTTTCAAAGCTGATGCGTATGCAGTCTTCACATCATCCAGGCTCTTGCTTCCATCTAGCTGCACATTGGCGCTGATTTCAATATTCTGGGTTGCCGGGCTATATACAGTTACCGTCGCTCCGATTGGACGGACTGTTTCTATATAAGCTGCCACTTTTTCCGGCAATCCTTCTGAAACCGACATGTCACTGTCCACTACCAGAATCCCTACTGTTCCAGGACCATTATCAAGCGGAAATACTTTAGCCGCTCCAACCCCTGATACTTCCAGCGCCCATTGCTGATAGTGATAAGCGTTTCCCGATGTTGCCGGCAGATGTACTTTTTCGTAAAATCTTGCCCGTATTGCATCATCACTTTCCTTGTCTGCGCCGGCAGTAATAATATCTCCCAGCGTTGCCGTCACACCAGCTACTGCAGATATTGCCTGCAGCTCACCAGAATACTGATTTCCAACTACCCCGCTTGTTTCACAGATAACTGCATATTCCGTTTCCGACAAGGCTTCATTTACTGCATAAACCAGGCCATTGATTCCCCAACGTGTTCCGATAGCAACAGGATCGGATGTAGTCATTTTCCTGACTGCGGCCGTTGCCTGTTTCCGGTTGATTCCATATGCTGACACCGCACGGTCCAGATACTCGCCAAGTGCTGTATCAGGAAGCACCAGATCCACAAAGTTTTCAAACTGAAAATACTGATCTGCCAGAAAATATGCCGCCGGAGCAAGAGCATCGTATATCACACTCCCCTCGCGCTTATCAATATCATCCGGAACGCGGTTAAGCATCCCCTGTAAGATATTTTCATAAGTCATATCTTCATACATTGCTCTCTGCCTCCTCTCTTGTGATTCCAAAAATACTCACTACATCAAATGTGCACCTGCAGACATTTCCGGAAAATTCGAAAGAAAAATTATCCACTTCGGAAATTCGGTTGTCTTCCAGAAGTGTTTCCTGTATCATCCGCTTCATTTCTGGCCGGATGTACTCTGGATCCTGTCCCAGTAGGTCTCTCCAATCAACGCCGTAGCTAAAACTGTAGATAGGATATTCAAACTGCTGTGTGGACAAGCGCTTATGAATTGCCTGCGATAATGCTTCAAGATCTTTCACATGCCCCTGTATCGCTGTCTGAGAAACATTGTAAGATCGGTTAGAGAAGCTCTGCTGAACGATCTGCGTTTCCGTCGTCAAAGCCATTATTTCAGCGCCTCCCCTTTTATTTCATCTTTCAATGCTACACCCTTCCCAATGATTTCAAGGACATAAAACTCCTCCCACCCAGTTGAAGCAAGCATCCGAACCTTGTCGCCGGATTTCATGATTGTTTTCATATTTCCGGAGAGCTGAGCGGATGGAACCATAAAACCGGAATCAATCTGAACGCCGGTACCGTTGTATGTACCGATCAGAATAGTTGGCAACTTCACGGAATTCAAAAAACTATCCACAATCGTTTTAATCTCCTTAATCAATTCGCAATCACCTCCAATTCCATTGTGTGCGCAGGAATATATTTATGAGTAACAGATTTCACGATTACCCGCCGGTTCAAACCGATATCTGCCACGCTGCCATAAATGCTGCAGCCAGCCCGGACGGAATGATCTCCAATACAGGACAACTTAATAGTTTCTTTTTCATGGTTATACAACTGCAAAAGTTTCTTTGCCTTTTCCTGCAGCTTTACAGTATCTGTGCTCTTGTCTGATACATGCTCATAGTACTGCAGATTACCATACCGATTCACAGCTTCCTGGTCAAAAGCCTGTATTGTCTGGGCCTTGCCGCTTGCCTCGTCCATCCAGGATATTTTTACGATATTGTAAAAATTATCATCGATGGACTTTTCCCAGCTGTACCCATATGCAAGGGACGCATCCCCCAGAACGAGCGGAAGCTGTAGATCCCGAAGATTATCCAGTCGAATCTCTCCATACACATCCGCCAGCCGATACCACTCACCTTGCGGATTCTCTGCAGTCTTGGTATTGAGAAGCGTATCCCTGATTAATCCATAGATCACATCAATCCAGGTATCCTGGTACTTAACCTTATCGGACGGCACTTTATATGCTACCACAGGCATTGTTCCAGCTTTCAGATTAAGGTGTTTACACATACTCTGTGCAATGGTACAAATATCATCCTGACCACCTTTTAACGGAATAATATCTTTTGTCTTTCCCTGCTTCAGTTGATCGTACGCTTTGATTTTCACCTTTCTGTCTTCGCCCATGCAGACTTTAAAAACTTCACCAAAAAAGATTCCATCTGTTTCACTGGTATTGGTAAGCCTAACTGCATCACCATTCGCAATCATAAGTTCGCCATCATATATATATGAAAACTCCAAAATGGAGGT